CTATCGATGGATTCGTTGCGGTTCAGAAGGCGTTGGCGAGTGCTCCTCCGCCTTGGAACTTTGCGATGGCTGCGGCGGTGGCAGCTAAGACGGGCGTTCAGGTAGCTGGTATCGCCAGCACGAACGTCGGCGGGTTTGCGACCGGCGGACAGTTCATGGTGCAAGGGCGTTCAGGAGTCGATGCTAACAACATCAACATGGATGTCACTCGCGGTGAACGAGTAACGGTTGAGACTCCGGCTCAGCAGCGCATGAACGATAAGTTCGGAGGTGCGAATGTTGAGGTCCCGATTGAAATCTACAACATCCAGGATCCGCAGCAGATCTACGATAGCATGGGCTCGGCCGAAGGGAAGCGTCAGATTTTCAACCATCTGCGCGAGAACCCCGGCGAGCTCGCTAGCATCGTTCAGGGCGGGACTAGCGCATAATGACCATCTTCGTGCATGTGCCGGAAGCGCCGATTGGTGAGAACTGGCAGTGGCAGTCAGATGTTATTCGGTCCGACGACGGAACCGAGCAGCGAATCGAGCTGCTTGAGATCCCGAAGCGGTCGTTTAGTCTGACTCTCAAGTATGACGACGAAGCCGACCTGCGGCGCGACCTTCCCATCTTCCTCCAATTTGGGTCGGCATTCGATGTTCCGCTCTACCAATACCAGACGAGACTGAAAGCGAACGCTGCGGCCGCTGCAACTGTGCTCACAATTGTGGCCAGCCGAACCGAACTTCGCGAAGGGGAAGACTGCTACATCTTCGATAAAGACGGCGGTGAGGTGCATACCGTTGACTCGCTCACGAGCAGCAGCGTTACCCTGACCACAGGCCTGAGTCGGCCCTACAGCACGAAGGCGTCGATCTGCCCTGTCGTGAATGTGTATAGCGGGAACACGGCTGCGCTGGATCGACTGAATCCCGACTACGCTGCGCGAGGGGAACTCGTTGTGCGCGAGACAGGGTTCACGGTCCCCTTTGTGAACGAGTTTAACGAAGCTGAGCTTACGATGCTTGGCGACTTCCCTGTTCTCGAAGTAAGACCGTTCGGTGTGGAGTTCAACGAAGCTGTCGATACGGGAGCTGAAGTGTTTGACTACGGCGGCGTCGTTACCATCCGCGATCAGTGGGACCATGCGCAACAGGTCTTCGCTCGCCGATTCCTCTGCCAGCGTGTGTTCGAGCCTGAAGAGTGGGATAAGTGGCGCTTGTTCGCCGACTACGCCAAGGGAAGCGTGAACCCGTTCTACATCCCGACCTATCGTGAGGATTTCGAGCTTCACACTGCTCCCGCGCTAGGTGGAACGACTTTGAAGTTCGAAGGGCTTTCGTATCTCAACGATTATTTCCCTCTGGCTCCGTATAAGGGCGTCGCTATCTTCACAGATGCAGGCGTTCACTACGCTACAGTCACGAACGCTACGAACGACGGCGGCAATACGCTTGTGACCTTCAGCCCGGCGCTGCCGGGTGGCGCTGGCTGGAATTCGAATACGTCCGTTTCAATGTTGATAAAGTGCCGTATTGCCAATGACCGGGTTTCGTGCTATCACTTTGCACTGCATTCCGAGATTGAAGTCTCCCTACGGACAGTTGACGCTTAATGAGCTATGAGGACTCCGAAGTCTCAGTCCATGGCGGGAAGCCAATCGAGCTTTACAAGTTCGAAGGAACCTACGCGGACTTCTTCTATACTTCGGGTCCTGTGCCGGTTGCGTTCCTCGGCGATGTCTATCTCCCGATAACGATCAAGCGTTCCGACGTCAAGGCGGGAACGCAGGAAGACGACGGGCTCGACCTCACTATCGAAATGCCGGTATCGGTTCAGATGGTGAAGACGTATGCTTTCTCAACTGCACCGCCCAGGCTCGACCTGACTGTCTATCGCTACCATCGCGGGGCTCCAGGAGATTACGTCCCTTATTGGCGCGGTCCCGTCAACAATATCAAAGTTACCGGCGGAATGGCTTCACTGCGCAGCCCGTCCGCACTTGCATCGGCGCTGGTCGGTTCGATTCCGAATGTCTATTACCAGACGCCTTGTAACCACAACCTCTTCGATGCCCGTTGCGGTGTGGTCGAGGGTGACTATACCGTCGAGACCACTGCTACGGCGGTGGCGGGGCGCGTCATCACTGTAGCGTCGGTCGGTGCGTTCACAGGGAAGCTGCTAGGAGGTGAACTCCGTAATTCGGCAGGTGAGCGCCGGATGATTATGCTCCAGGATGGACTCGATCTGACGGTGAACTTCCCGTTCGCAGACCTGTCGCCAACCGACGATGTGTGGTTAGTCACGGGATGCGATCACGCTCACACAGGCGACTGCCTCAACACCTACGACAATCAGGTTCGCTTTGGAGGTTTTCCGTTCCTTACGAATGAGAACGTCTTCAGCGAGGGCATGGAGCCTGCGCGGTTCTGTCCGGACAACACCTGCTTGCCAGATGTGTTTATCGAGCCTGAGGGCGACGAAGTTCATAAGTATGTGTTCACCGGAACAATTCCGACAATGTCCGAGTCGAACACATTCAATAATTCCCATGTGTGGGACGTTGGCGTTGGGCCCTCGGCCGCAGCGCTCCATGGTAACATCCAATGGCGTTACCAAGTGTGGCCTGGCGGCACTTCGGAAATGTTCGAAATCAATACCAACGGAATGGCTGGTATTGGAACCGAATGTTTCAATCAGTGGGCTACTCATTCATCCGGAAAGTTTGAATACTACTGGCGCACATCGACTCAGACATTGTATGTTCGTCCGCTTGGCATTTATACGCTGATGCCGCTCGGCGGTAGTATCGGCGTTTGCGGCGATACGACTACTGGCGGCGCCGATATGGATTGCATTAGGTATATCAACGGCGTGCTTGAAGACTGGGGCAATACGCCCGTCTATAACAGCACGCATTCGGGCGGCGGTATCCACGGCTCGATTACTGATTTGAACCCGCCGGGTGGTCCAAAGGACTGGATCAGTCGTCTTCACTTCTTTGGGGATTAGGGCGCATGTGGTTCTTTGCGGTCCTGTTCATTGGCGCTTTTATCCTGTCGGCATTTTTTGCGCCGAAGCCTAAGATCGAGAACGCTCGTGCTGCCAGCCTTTCCGACTTCAATTTCCCGCGTGCGAAGGAAGGTGACCCGATCCCGCGTGGATATGGCACTTGGAAGACCAAGGGACCGAACTGCATCTACGTAGGCGACTTCAAAGCTGAGCCGATTAAAAAGAAAGTCAAGACGGGGCTCTTCAGTTCGAAGAAGCAGATTGTCGGATACAAGTATTATATCGGCATAGATATGGCGGTGGCGCTTGGTCCGTGCGTGACCTTCCGCCGCATGTGGCTTGGCAAGAACGAAGTCTGGAACGATTGCATCACCGATTGCGCTGGTGCGACTCCCGCTACGATCGATCTGCCCGAGCTTTACGGCGGTCAAGACAAGAATGGCGGTATCGGCGGGAACGTTACGTTCTATGCAGGTAACTTCGATCAGACCCAAGATGCCTATCTCGTAAGCAAGCTCGGTAGCAGCGTTCCCGCCTATGTTGGCGTGGCACACGTTGTATTCGAACAGTTCTACTTCGGCAATAGTCCGACGGTGGAGCCGGTTTCGTTCGAAGTTTCGCATTTCTCGGATTCGCTCGGCTTGTCAGCTGTCGGCAAACATATCATGCCGAATCTGTTCGACGCAAATCCGATCGAGGTGCTTTACGATATCTATGTGAACGACTGGGGCAACCTCGGCATGGACGCTGCCGGGATTGACGATGCGAACTGGTTCGAAGCGGGCGAGACCATTTGGGACGAAGGCAACGGTGTTTCGTTCGAGATTGGTAACGCGCAAGAGGGCAAGGATATTACGAAAGAAATCCTGCGCCAGATCAACGCGATGGTCTATCAGGACCCAACCACCGGCTATATCAAGATTAAGCTGCTCCGCGCCGACTACGATATCGAGACGCTGCCTGTTTATGGCCCGTCCGAAATTAGCTTGGTTCGCGATTACACGAAGAAGCTGTGGGAAGACACAATCAATCGTGTGCGCATCAAGTATCAGGACCGCGATAAGAACTGGGCGGACGATGCTATCGCGCTTGCCGACGACTTCGCCAACATCCGTTACCAGAACCGGATTCGTGCGGTCGAGATCGGTATGCCGTGCCTTAAGGTCGGCGAACTAGCAAACGAGATTGCAGCGCGTGAGCTTGCGAACCTCAACATTCCTTTGTTCCAAGCTGAAATCGAAAGCAACCGCACAGCGGTCCCGCTTGGGCCAGGCGATGTGTTCATCCTTAACTGGCCGGAATACGACATCGAACAGATGGTCGTGCGTATCCGCAAGTTCGGTCTCGGTTCGCGCGAGAACGGCAAAGTGTCAATGTTTGTCGTGCAGGACGAGTTTGCTGTCGATGCGACCGTCTATAGCACTCCCGAACTTCCATCCGGTGACGGTGGCACCTACGAACCGGGCGACATCGCAGACTACAAGCTGTTCGAGCTTCCGTGGTTCTTGAACAACGCTGCCGGGTTCGAAGCTATCGAGGGATTCACCCGCTACGGTTCGCTCGTGAGCAAGCCCGCTCCCGCGTCAATCGAATACTTCCTACTTATCGACGACCCCGAAGAAGACGTCGAGGTGCTTTCGAATGCGCCTTACGCTGCGACCGCTACCCTTGCGGGCGCGCTCGATCAGTGGGAGGGCTTCGCGACAGGTGTGGTCAGCAACCTGATCATCGACGAGCTGAGCAGCACCTCGGCGCTTGTCGACCGTGATGAAGCTAGCGTTAAGGCAGGTCAGAACCTCTTCTACCTGAATGACGAAATCTTGGCTTACGAAACGTTCACGAACAATGGGGACGGCACCTACACGCTCCACAATGTCCATCGCTCCATGATCGACACCGGCTGGTTCGGTCACGCTGCTAACGATACGTTGTTCTTCTTCGACGGCCAAGAAGGGTTTGTTGACGACGAAATCGAAATCGCTCCATTCGATGCGTATATGCTCGATCGGTCGGTGCTTGGCCGCTCGCTCGAAGCTGATGCGGTCATGAATAACCTGACACCTATCGGTCGCAGGTTCCTTCCTGCTCCGCCCGACTATGTAACAGCTGATTCGAATCGCGTGTCGACTATGGAAGTCGATGCTGGTGCTAGTGTTGAGCTCGATTGGATCGAGCGTAACCGCTTATCGACTACGCTGGATCTCGAAGCGGATGTAACCACAGCAGCCGAGGCTGCGACAACCTACGATATCGAACTACGGACGGTGATTGGCGACACGCTGGTCGCTGACGAACTCGGGGTAGCGGCACCTTACACCTTTGCCATCCCTGCGTCGGACGACACCTACGAAGCGGTCTTCTTGGTCTATGCGGTTCGCGACGGTGACCGTTCCTTTACAGGTGCTCCGTTCCCCATTACAGTCCTTGGCAGCGAAGTCAGGCAAACTGAAGACGGTGATAATCGAATGACCGAAGACGACGATCTTCGGATTGGAGAAGACTAGCCATGTCGAAGAAAATTACAGACCTTTCGGCTGCCACTTCTTTGACTGGCAATGAGCTGGTCGAGCTGTCGCAACTGTCAACTACGGTCGTCTATACCGCTACGACCATCAGCGCCGACGGAGACGATAATAGCTACAACGATTCGGCGAACCAATTCGTCGCGGAAGGGTTCGCTATCGGACAGCGCGTCAACGTAGTCGGATTTACCGGCAACGTGGCGAACAACATCTTCGTTGGCGTTATCACTGCGCTAACTGCCGGCAAGATGACGATCGGCGGAACCGACGGGGATGTTATCGTCGACGATGCGGCGGGTGAAAGCGTCACCATCACGAAGTGGAATAGCGCTCGCACGACCCTCACAGCTATTGCGGCACTTGCTTCGGGCGGCGGAGGGGATTACCGCGTCGGCTTCCAGATGATTACGGCAGCCTCGGCAAGCGAAGTCATTGTCGACCACGTCTTTACCGAGGCTGTCACGTTACCCGCCAACTTTGCGGGCTCCGAATTCAACGTCGGAACCAACCCGGCTGCTACCTTTGACTTCGATGTTCAACTCAACGGAGTGAGCGTCGGGACGATCTCGGTTAGCTCAGGCGGTGTGGTCACTGCTAGCACGACCGGAGGCGCACTCGTTGTTGCATCGGGCGATGTTCTATCCATCATTGCTGACTCTGGCGTTGACACGCTAGCACGCTTTAGCGGAACTCTGAAGGGAACTTATTGATGCCCGCTCCGTTTGTAGCCTCTTCGCTCGATAGCTTCGATGTCGTTACTGGCGCCGCAGCCGTCAATAACTCAGGCATTGCAACGGTCAATCGTGGTGTCGCTATTACGACCGGCGGTCGTATTCGCACTCCAATTCAGCCGGCTCGCACAGCTGGCGGCGCTCTAGTTCATGTTCGCAAGAACATTCTTACGTCGGGGCATACTTGGTTCACCCTACGGTCGTCAACTGGCGTCGATGCAATTCGTTTGCGGACTGTTAGCGGCACGCAATCGGAACTTCAGTATTGGAACGGGTCGGTTTGGACTGCAATCGGAGCGGCTTTCAATACTCCCTCGACTGCGTATGCTCGATTCCGAATTGACTTTTCAGGATACGGAACTGCCTCAGGCTCGATTTCCTGGACTGCTGACTTGGAAGCAACTGCAACTCCAGTCGGCAGCGGTTCGGCTAGCGGGCTCAACCTTTCTTCAGTTCCAGATATTGCCGCTATTGATGGTGACTTCACTGCGGCAGGCGGCGGTTTGCACATCCTCGAAGGTTGCCTTCTTCAAGATACGACGGTCGCAGCCGCTTATGCCTATTCGCACGTTCCAACTGCTGGCGGTGATGCGACTGGGGCGACTGGAACGTTCAGCAACCTCGATGATGGCTCGGGTGAAACTCCTGATACGAACCTTGTTTCGCTAGCAGCGTCCGGCGATCGCTATTCGGCGAAGAACAGCGCCAACCGGAACTACTCCGGGCGGACAATTGCAGCCCTCGGCTTCAATGCGCGTCTCAGCTGCGGCGCAACCGGACCGACGCAAGTTAAGCCTTATATCAAAGTTGGCGGAACGCGCTACTATCACTCGTCCTCTCCACTCACGCTTACGACGACGAAGACCAACTATTCGTTCATGTGGACGCTCGATCCGTCAACTGGCGCAGCTTGGGTCACGGCAGATGCCGAGAGCTCAACGATCGAATACGGAATTGAGGTGGTGTAATGGCTATCGAGTGGTCCATCGGCAACCTTGTCGTCGTTGCAGAATCGAAGGTCGAATGGTCGATTGGCAACCTCGTTGTCGTCGCTGATGCGAACTTTGTGCCACCCTCACCGCCCCCTAGCGGCCGCCGCCGGCAGCA